AATTATTGGAAGCTGATCATGACTTCACGCAAACGACTGGTGACAAGTTTAAAATCGCTCTTTATACTTCTTCAGCTACTCTAAACTCAGCAACTACTTCTTACACAACTGGTAATGAAGTTGGAGCGTCTGGTCAATACAGCGCAGGTGGTGGAGCATTAGTTAATAACGGTACAGCAATTGGATCTGGAACAGGTGCAGGTGTTGCATACGTTGACTTTGCTGACAGATCATTCACTGGTGTGACTTTAACTGCTAGAGGAGCTTTAATCTATAACACTTCAGCAACTGTAGCTAATGCAGCTGTTGCAGCTTTAGATTTTGGAGGAGATAAAACAGCGACATCAGGAACTTTCACAATTCAGTTTCCAGCAGCTACAACTTCAGCAGCGATTCTAAGAATTTCTGGTTAATAGAACATAGGAGATAATTTCCTATGGCTAATGCTTGGGGTGAAGCGCTCTGGGGACAGAACGCATGGGGCGAACAATCTGACGTAAACGAAATTTTAACAGGTGAAGCATTAACTTCTTCACTTGGTAATGAGACTATTACTGCCGATTGTAATGTAACTCCAACTGGAATTTTAATAACAGCATTTGAAGGAACACCAACTGAAATAATTGCAGTTGAAGCGTTTCCTTCTGGAATTTCTTTTACAACAAATCTTGGAATAGCAGACGCTGGTCCAGATGCAATGGTAACGGGTTTAAATACTGCTACTGCATCTGTTGGTAGTGTTGAAGCTTATAACTTAGAAGGTTGGGGAAGATATTTCTGGGGTGAATTTGTTTGGGGTGCAACAGGTGATTGGGCACAAGTAGATTTAACAGGTATAGCATTATCAGCTAATTTAGGAAATGAAGTAATAACTGCAGATGCAAATGCAACTCCATCAGGAATTGCTATAACAGCTGCAGAAGGTACAGTAGACCCTTCTCCTGATGCAACGGTCACTGGTATTGGATTTAATGCTTCTTTAGCTGTAGGTACGGTTATTATTGGAGAGGCTAATGTAACTGTTACTGGAACAGGTTTTGCAGCAGGTCTTGGATTAGGTACTTTAATAGCTGAATCCTTTATAGATGTCACCGGAATAGCTATGTCAGCTAGTGTTGGAAGTGTTACAACTAAAGGATTTGCTAATGTAACTTTAACAGGATTTGCATTGACTTCTTCTTTAAATAACGCTAATACTTTAATCTGGAACCAAGTAAATACAGGTACAGCACCTACTTGGACCGAAGTGACCACAAGAGCTGCATAATGAATTTGACTCAAACTCAAATTTTTAGTAAATTAATACAAATAAGGAATTTAAATTATGGCAAACTCAACATCAGCTAATTTAAAATTAACTGTACAAGCAACTGGTGAAAACTCAGGAACTTGGGGACAGATTACAAATACAAATTTATTAATTCTTGAACAGGCTATTGGTGGTTATGATGCGTTCAACGTAACTAACGCTAGTAGAGCTTTAACATTTACAAATGGTGCAATATCAGATGGTAAAAATGAAGTTATTAAATTAACTGGAACACTTGCTGCAAACGTTAATGTTACTATTCCAGATTCAATAGAAAAAACTTATACAATTCAAGATGCTTGCGATCATGCAGGTTTCACTTTAACTTTTAAAACTACTTCTGGTACAGGTGTTCTTTTATGTGAAGGACATACTTATCAATTATGGTCAGATGGAACAAATGTATATAAAGGTTCTGAAGAAAAAGTTTGGAGAGCAGTTAGTGCTGCTGAAACAGTTCAAGCGGGTGCACAAATTTTAGCAAATACAAATGGCGGAGCATTTACTTTAACTTTACCTGCATCACCAAGTGCAGGAGATGAAGTATCTATAATTGACCAAGGATATGATTTTAATACAAACGCGTTGACTGTTGGAAGAAACTCTTCTAATATAGCAAACAGTGCAGCTGACTTAGTTGTTAATACACAAGGCGCTGGTTTCAGTTTAGTATATTCTGGAGACGCTACAACAGGTTGGACTTATAGGGAGAAATAGAATATGGCAAACTACGAAGCAACTAGATACGATTTTGATGGTGCAAACCTTACAGGTATTGAAGGTATTCCAACAGCAACTATTGTGCCTTGGTCTTCTTCATCAGTTCCATCTGGATTTTTAGAGTGTAATGGTCAAGCTGTATCAAGAAGTACTTATTCTGCATTATTTTCAATAATAAGTACAACTTACGGAAGCGGTGATGGTTCAACTACTTTTAATGTTCCTGATTTACAAGACAACGTAGCAGTTGGAAAATCTCCTAGTAAAAATTTAGCATCAACTGGTGGAGCAAATACTGTAGCAGCTACAGGAAACGTTGGTGGTTCAACAGGTAACGCAACTTTATCCACAGCACAACTTGCTTCTCACAGTCACCCTTCAGCAATTTGGAGCGGATCAATTCCGGCACAAGGTGGCCCAATACCTATGGCAGCACCAGGTAGCACTGGTTCTACTGGTTCAGGTGGTGGTCACTCTCACAACATGAGTGCAAACTTTACAGGTGATGCAACTTCAGTTATTCAACCTTATTTAACAGTTATATACATAATTAAAACTTAGGAGAAAATATGGCAACTAATTCAACATGGACAGTAGTATTTGACGATAAAATGGTTATTAAAAATTATGCTGAAGGAGCTTCTGAAGGAATTGGTTATGTAATTAATGATGATTCTTTTTGGTCTGATTCTAAGTTTTCTAATATATGGGCTATCCAATATGGCACATCGGTTACTTCAGATGAAGTAGAATACAGAGATGATACCCCTCATTCATCCTATGTTGATGCTAATATTGGGGACATTAGTCAATTTTCATCTAGATGGGATGCTGCTCATTTAGCTAAATTACAAGACGATTGGGATGCCGACAGTAGAGATGAATCTGAAAAAGGTGCAAGACCTACTTCATATACTTCTTAATTATTTCGACATCATTTTAAGTTGAAAAAAATATTGAATGAAAATTATAAAAAATTTTTTAAAAAATGAAGAATTTAATTTGATAAAAAATGTTGTTATGGGAGATAATTTTCCCTATTTTTTTTCAAATCAAGTTGGTCATGAAAATGACAATAAAAATTTTTATTTTTACCATGCATTTTATAATGAAAATTTACCAGTAGGTAATTATTTTAATTTAATTAAACCCATCATAAATAAACTAGACATTTTATCTTTAATAAGAGCTAAAGTTAACTGTTTTCCAAAAAGTGAAAAATTAATAAAATATAGTAAACATCGTGATTTTAATTTTAAACATAAAGGGGCTATTTATTATTTAAATACTTGTGACGGAGGAACTTACATAGGTGACAAATTTATACCCTCTATTGAAAATCAAATACTATTATTTGATCCAAGTAATTCTCATCAAAGCACAAATTGTACTGATGAAAAATGCAGATTTAATATAAATATAAATTACTTTTAATATTATCTTAACATCATCCAAGAAGTTAAAATATATTTCTCACCTGATAAAGGTGGATTACCTCTATGTACATATGGAAAAGCTGCAGGCCAAATAACTATTCTTCCTGTTTTGGGTTTTACTCTTTTTGAAAAATGTAAAAATTCCGTTTCACCACCATCTTCTACATCATTTAAATATATACAAAAAACAAAAGCCCTAGGTTCATTAGCAAATCCTTTACCGTGTTCAACATGCCAAGCATGGTAACCTTCTGTTGGTAACGTTTTTTGAATTTTTAAACCTGTAAAATGAAACGGGACTCCATAGGCATCGCTTGCTCCAGTATTTTTTGCGTAATGATTCCAAGCTAAATCAAAATTTAACATCATAGGCTTTAATTCTTCCCACCATACGTCTAAATTATGGGGTATTGCAAAAAATTGTTGATCCTGTTTTTGTAAAATAGATGACTGTTCTGTACCTATTCTATTTACTGTATTATTAAATTTATTTTGATCTTCATATAATTTAATTGCTTTATTACATTCTTCTTTTGTAATGTAATTATCATACATACCTATATGATTATTTATATTAACTGTTTTTTCCATTGAGTTCTTCCATTTTTTTTGAGTATTCAAAATGATTTTTTTCTTTTATATTAAATATTAAACTATATCTATTTTTTTCCTCATTAGATACATCAAAACCGTGAAGTATTTCAGGTGGAAATATATAATAATCTCCTGGTTCAGGGGTTATTTTTAAATTTAATTCAGGTAATATTAAATCACATCCTTTTGTTAAATATAAAATGCCATGTAAACAGTGATGTGTGTGGTAATTTAAACTATCGCCTTTTTTTATTTCATTGCCCCAAGCTGATTCAATAGTTTGTTTTTGTAAGAAATGTTGAAATATACCAGGATGTGTTGTTTGATGTGTATTTATTAAATAACTTATAAAATTAATAAAATCAGGTTTATCAATAAAATAAGCCCAGTCGGTCATTCCTCCTTTTACATTAGTATAATTTTCCATTTTATCGCTTAAATTATTTTTAATATTAATTAAAAAATTATTTATAATTTCTGGGTAAGCATAGGTACCAAATATAATATTAACATTTCTAGTATAACTAACATTTAAACTATTTCTAGTTTCCTTTAATTTATTATTTTTGTTTATTAAACTGATCATATTTATGATGTGTATAAGGTCCATTTTTATTTACATAGTGAAAGAATACTTGAGCCATACCTTCACCTTTATATACTCCTTGACGCCAATGCTCTTGATCACAACCGGCATATAAAACTGCATCACCTTCTTCTAATTCAAAAGAAGTTTTTTCAACAGTAATAGGCCAATTGTCATATTTTTTAATACATGCTGTGACAGATATTTCACACGCAGGTCTATCTGTATGTTTTTTTAAAGTTGCACCAAATACATAATACCTCCAATAAGCATATGTTTGAAATAATTTTAAATTGGATTGTTCTTCAACTTTAGGTAATTTTGTATCTAAAAAACTTGTCATTAAAGGATCGCTATACCATGCTGGAGAAAAAGACTGCCGATCTAATTGATAGTCTTTATTTAAGTCTAATTTGTTATAACAATATTTTTGAAGTATTTCTAATTCTTCTTTAGAAAAGAAACCTTTAATAAGTTTATAATTTACTGTAACCATGAAACTATACTATATCTGGTCCCTTTCGTAATTGGTTGAATACCATGGGGGTACATAAAATTACTTGGAAAAAATACAACTGAACCTTTACCAAGTTTTAATCTTTTAATTTCTTTTTCGCTTTGGTCTGTAAAAATTAAATCACCACCTTCATAGTCATCATTTAAATTAATAATAATACTTAAATGTCTAGGTGAAGTACTATAATGATCCGTGTGTACCTCATATTTTTGTCCAGGTGAATATTTTAATAAATCAATTTGATTAATTTTAGAACTCATCATTTTAGGAAATTTTGCTTTGTAAAAAGCATATATTCTTTCTATTTCTTGTTTTATATAATTCCAATAAAATAAATTTGTGGGTGTATCAAAATTTAATTGATAGCCTTTTACATTCCTTATATCTTTATGTAAACCGCTTCTAACTTTTAAATTTTCTTTAGCTTTATGATTAATTAAAGGTATAATTTTATTTATAAATTCAGGAGAAATTATATTTTTTATTTCAACAATGGTTTCTAAATGATCCATAATTTTTCTTTATGCTTTATATATATAGTTTATATTTATGTTTTGTAAAGTCAATAATGCATCATCAAATGTTTCAACTATTGGATAACCTCTTAAATTAAATGATGTGTTCAGCAATATTGGCACACCTGTTTTTTTATAAAATAAATTTATTAAATCATAATAATTAGGATTTTGTTCACGTTTTAAAGTTTGAAATCTACATGTATTATCAGCATGCACACATGCTGGCACTTCATCAATTGCTTTTTGTTTTGCATCAATTGCAAAAGACATATTAGGGGATTCATCTAATGTATACATATTTAAATATTCATGTCTATATTCATAAAGAATTGTAGCCGCTGTTGGTCTCCACCACTGCCTACCTTTTATTTTATTTACTATTTCTTTTGCATTTTTATTTCTTGGATCAAATAACATTGATCTATTACCTAATGCTCTTGCTCCCCATTCAGAATGGTTTTGAAATATCACAACTAATTCTTGTTGTAACAATAATTCAACAGCTTCTTCTTTTTTATAAATAATTTTCATAAAAATAAGCACCTCCTACTGCAGTTCCGCCGTCATAGGGTATTGGATCTATAAAAAAATTAAGTTTTGGAAAGTGTTTTACAAGTTTAAAATTATTAGAACAGTTTAAATGGTATCCACCGGATAAAATAATATTTTTACAATTACTATAAGTCATTGCTTTTTCAATTAATTCTATTCTATCTTGCAATGTTTCTTCCTGTACTTTATGTGCAATGTCTAATATATCCTTATTTAAATTTGTGTTTTTATTTTTATAAGCCGCTATTCCCATTAATTGACCTTCTTCGTAAGGTTTAAAACCTGCTTTTTCTCTTTCAAGACTAAATTTATAGCCACCTATATTTTTATTTGAAATTATTAAATCCATTTCTTTTATTTTAAAATTTTTTTCTGCATCTACAAAATTATTAAAATAATCTAAACGTATAATTGAAGCGTGTTTGTAATGTGGTTTAATTTTATTTTTATTAACACTAAATATTGATTCCATTGTTTGGAAATCATTGTAATATCTTTCTCCACCGCCATCTGTCACAATAGCTAAAGCTTCTTTAAATTTACTAAAATAGAAACCACAACTGGCATGATGTATATGATGTTCTCCATTTAAAAATATATGATTTTTACAATTTACTTGTTTTAAAATATTATCAATAATAGGTTTTTCTAATCCTGCAGTTCCTCTATCATAAGATACAAAAACAACTGTATCAAAAATATAATTTTTAAATTTTTTTAAAACTTTATACTTGTAGGGGTCTGTATTAAATAGGTCTATTGGGGGTGTAAAATTTTTAATTTTATTAAAACGATCTTCTTCATAATATTCTTTTAAAATACCATCTTCAAAATAAGCAAACGAACAATTATGAGAAGTGTTTATACCTAATATCTTGCTCATTTTCTTTCTTTCATTATATTCATAATTAATATATAAAGCATTATATGCTACAAAAATTAAATTTCAAGCCTGGATTTAACAAGATGGTCACAGATTCCGGAGCCGAGTCTCAATGGGTCGATGGTGATTTTGTTCGATTTCGATATGGACTACCTGAAAAAATAGGTGGTTGGAATCAATTAACAAGTCAATCTAAAACACTTCCAGGAGCTGCACGTGCACAACATACTTGGACATCCTTAGCGGGTGAAAAGTACGGAGCGATAGGTACATCACAAGGATTGTTTTTATATTATGGAGATGATTTTTATGACATTACTCCATTAGATACCGCTATTACTGGAGCAACTTTTGATGCATCAACCGGTTCACCAACAGTAACGGTTAATAAAACTACACATGGATTATCTAATGGAAGATATGTTACATTTGATACTGTGACAGTACCAACAGGTTCTGGATATGCTACAACAGATTTTACAGATAATACTTTTGAAATTGCTAATGTCACAGCTAATACTTTTGAAATAACAATGCCATCTAATTCTGCAGGCACTACTTCAGGAACCGGTTCAGCAGAGATACTTCCATATGTAATTGTTGGACCAACTTTTCAAACAGCAGGTTATGGGTGGGGTACATATCTTTGGGGAAACTCTACATGGGGAACTGAAAGAACAGTAAGTGACGTGGTTCTGGATCCAGGCAACTGGAGTTTGGATAACTTTGGAGCAATATTAGTTGCAACTATATTCAATGGTAAAACATATACATGGAATCCTGGAGTATCAACACCAAGAGCTAACAGAGCAACGTTAATGTCTGGTGCACCAACTTCAACAAGACTTACACAAGTATCCGATAGAGATAGACATTTATTTCATTTTGGAACTGAAACAACTATTGGTGATCCATCAACAGTAGACCCAATGTTTATAAGATTTTCAAATCAAGAAGATTATAATACCTATACTCCTACAGCGACTAACACTGCAGGTACATTTAGAGTAGACAAAGGGAATAAAATTATGGGAGCAGTATCTGGTAAAGATTATACATTAGTATTAACAGATAGCTCTGCATATGTAATTCAGTATGTAGGCCCACCATTTACTTTTTCAGTTAAACAAGTTGGTACTAATTGTGGATTGATTGGTCAACATGCATTGAGTTATTCAAATGGTATTGTCTTTTGGATGTCTGGTGAAGGTGGATTCTTCATGTTTGATGGTACGGTAAAAGCCATACCATGTTTAGTAGAAGATTTTGTATTCACTACAACTGGAAATAATTTAGGTATAAATTATAATTCTGCAGAAGTGGTTTATGCAGAACATAATTCTTTATATAATGAAATTAATTGGTTCTATCCAAAATCAGGTTCAGAACAAATTGATCGGTGTGTTACATTTAACTATGGAGAAAACTGTTGGACTACTTCTTCACTAGCAAGAAGCACATATGCTGATCAAGGGGTATTTGATTTACCTTATGCAACAGAATATAATAAAACAGCAACACCTAATTTTCCTATTCAAGGTATTACGAATACTTATGGTGCATCAACTTACTATGCCCATGAAACCGGAACCGATCAAATCAATTCATCCGGCACCACATCTATTAATGCTTATATTAAATCTGGAGATTTTGATATATCTGCAAGAAGAGATATTACAGGTCAATCAACAGGAATGGCAGACTTTAACGGTGATGGAGAATATATTATGTCTATGAAACGATTTATTCCTGACTTTAAAGTACTCACAGGTAATTCAAAAGTAACTTTATTATTAAACGATTATCCAAGCCAATCTGCAACAAGCTCACCATTAGGACCCTTTACAATAACATCTTCTACTGATAAGGTAGATACTAGAGCGAGAGGAAGATTACTTGCAATTAAAATTGAAAATGATGGCACCGGTGAAACGTGGCGTTATGGAACTTTGAGAGTAGATGTGAGACCAGATGGAAGAAGATAATGGCTAAAATAACTGCATACATACCTGAACCAAAACAAGAATATGATGTTGAAAATCAAAGACAAATATTACAATCAGTCGATACTATTAAAAACGAACTAAATTTTTCTTATCAAGATGATCTTAGAAAAGAATTAGAAAGATTTACATGGTTTAATATGAGGTTTGGTTGCTAATGTCTTGTAATAATGTCAATCCAATAACAGGTGGAAGTACAGTTGATGACATTCCATTTTATTTAGCAGTTCAACAGGGTAAAGTTCCTGGTTACTCTATGGTTAATAAATTTGGATATAATTCTAGTATTGGTTCAGGTTCTTTTGAAACTATTTGGGAAACAGGAAACAATTATCCTTGGCAAACAGCTCAAGCTACTCTTGATGTAGTCAGTGATAATGCTAATGATGATGTAGTAGGAACAGCTGCAAGAACTTTGAGAATACAAGGACTTGATTCTTCTTATGCTCTTGTAGAAGAAACTGTTGACTTAGATGGTACAAATACAGTTACTACAACACAACAATTTTTACGAGTTTTTAGAATGTCTGTAGAAACAGCAGGATCTTTTGGAAATAATGAAGGTACAATTACAGTTACTTATACAGGTGGCGTTGATGTTGCTGCAACTATATCTCCAGGTAATGGTCAAACTTTAATGTGCTTATATACCATACCTGCAGGTTATACTG